CCCCTACCAACACCACATCGGTCTGGAAGTATCCCCAGTTCCCACAGATTGAGCAACCTCCCACGATACATCATCCCTTAGTCCATGGTAATGGTAAGGGTAAGGTATATATAAAAGTAACAATATATACCTCTTATACTATTGTAAGGAGCAATGCCAATGGAACCAACACAAATATGTCCACCTGAGCCTATTGTACCGGTGGTAGTATGCGACTGTAAGGTATGCGCCACGGGGCAATTAGGCTTCAAAAGGGCCCAACAGGTCCTCTTGGGCACTACCACAGCAGAGGAAGTAGCATCGGAATTGGGGTGTACTAAGGAAGAGGTAATGCGACACATTAACGAGATGCATGAGATACAGCAACTGAAGGGTGAGTTTCACTCTCCGGATTGGTATTTGGATCGTTTGTTGAATCAATACAACAGCCTACAGAAATGGGCTGACTATGTTTTGGAGCTTGTAAAGGGATCTGAGAGCATCGATGCCCGTAAGGTTCATATGATGGTTCAATTGTCACGGGAACTAAGGGAGACCATTAATACACTGGGGGAGTTCCAAGGTAGGAAGGCCCAACAGAATTCAGCATATACACAGGTGCTGGAAAAGCAGATTCAGGATTTAACATACATTATATTGGAGGATACATGTCCAACGTGCAGACAGAAAGCCTTGACGGCGATGGGGAGTATGCAATCACAACAGCGGAAACCCTTACCGGAAAAGACTTCATCGAGTATTCCCGTACGCTCATAATGGGAAAGCAAGACCCGGTGTGGTGGCTAAAGACCATTCTGGGGGTGGAGTTTGAGCCTTATCACCTTAAGCAGGAGGAGATTGTAAGGAACTTCTACCAATCACGGTATGATGCCACCATGCCTCAGTTTAAGACTCTGATCATATTAGCTGGGATGCGCTCTGGTAAGACGGCATTGGCTTCCATGTTAGGGTGTTATGAGCTATGGGATGTACTGACCATGCGGAACCCCGCCGATTACTACCACCTAATCAAGGGACAACAGATTACATTGTCGGTGCTATCGACCTCCCAGAAACAGTCAGATGATGGCATATGGGGTAATATTACCAATTTCCTAGCGGAGAATGAGTGGTTCCAACAGTGGACTGATTTGAAATACACAAAGGAAACTATTGAATCTGTCCAGAAGAAGGTTCTCTTTAGGAACTTATCATCGTGGATGACCACTGGGGTGGGCCGATCTAACCGGTTTGTTGCTTTTGATGAGCTGGATTTGTTTGAAAACAAGGAATCCAAGCGTGGTGCATGGGATGTATATGAGAAAATGACTAAATCGACTGATACCTTTGGGTTAGATGGTCATGTCATGGCTATTTCATCAAGTAATAAGAATCCAAATTCCATTATGAACACTTTGGTAAAGGAAGAGAGGGATTCACCCAACACGATATCATTAGTTTTGCCTACATGGGTAATGAATACTTCACCTGATATGACTGAAGCTGTACTGAAGGAACGGCATAGAAACAATATGGCTGCATTTTATAATGATTACGCTTGCCAGCCTGGTATGTGGACTGCGTTGGAATTTCCAGAAGGGGTCAAGCTATCAGGTGTTACTATGAATGTATTGAAGGGTCTGGTATCACCTAATCCGAGTATCCAACGGGTATGCGCTATTGATCCGGCAATCCGAAATGACTCATTCGGGATAGCAGTGGGATATATGATGAATGGTCGCTATATTGTTGATGGAGTTACCAAATACAGACGCCTAGGAGATGACCCATTCATATCACCTAAGGAGATTTCAGAGTATTTGGATAAGGTATACAAGTCTTTAGGTGTATCGGTATTGGTATTCGATACATGGATGTTCCCGGAGATTGTGGAAAACGCACAGCAGCGATATGGCATGAGGACAGAGAAGCACATAGTAAGGAAAGAGGATTATGATAGATGGAGAGAACTACAGCAGGCTGGGTTAATTGATTGTGTGTCCGATCCAAACCTGAAGGCTGAAGCAGAGGCCTTGGTTGTAGTAAATGAGAAGCGTGTGGATCACCCTGTGAAGGGGTCGAAAGATATGGCTGATTGTGTTGCTAATGTGTTGTGGTGCCTATCCACCATGGCATTGGAAGAATCAAAGAAACCGAGGATTATCGGGGTAAGGGGGTTTTGAGATGACTGTACAGAAATTAAACTTTGGACAGAAAATAGTAAGAAAGATGCTTGGTATTCCGAACGTGTATGTAACTGGGATGCCTTCTGATATTAGTGTGGTAAATACTACCAGGGCTGCATTGAGTAAGAAGATTACGACCAAGATTGCATCTTATTTAGTGGGCTTATCGAATTGGGATGAACGTAGTGATGCTGATGTTGAGGAGCAGTGTTACATCTGGGAGCCTGAAGTCGGTGGTGCTATTGACCGTATGTCTACCCTGGTCTCCCAATCATACAAAGAGTTCACAGTACACCCGACAGATCCTGATATTACTGAGGATGAAAAGGCCATGATTGCCAAGGCTGAGGAGGTCTGGCGTAACATTCATGGTAAGGATATTGTAGAAATGTATGCAGAGATGCTACTGATATTCGGTGATCTGTTTCTTGAGAAGAAGGATGAGTTTGGGCTCTCGGTACTACCGAATAGATTTGTATCTATATTGGAGGATGAATCCCAGATTAGTACCACATCTGCTACTATCCTTACAAATGAGAACATGTTGGTGTTCTGTGAGCGTATTCCTAACGCCCAGCGGATTATTCGGAAAGATAAATTTGTACATATAAAGTATAAGGATACCCCTGTATTCGCCAAAGATACATTTGGCCGGCAGACATGGGGGTTGTATTCTATATCTCCAGTGCAGAGGGCAATCCTGTCCACATGGCAGAAACGGCAAACACAGATTATTGATATCTTGTGGCGGTGGAAGATGGTACCTAGGGAGGTGCACTCTATATCGGCTGATATCTTCTCGGCAGACCGATACACCGGAACCCCCGAGGAGCGTATCAATAAGGGCCAAGCAGATGCAGATGCCTTTTTATCACAGTATAATGCTATGATGACAGATCAGCAACCAGACCAGGGGTATGTCATTTTAGATACTGTGAAAATTGATACCCTACAACCTAGCAAGGGTGGTGTCGCCTATATGGATTCCAACGAGCTGATAAAGCAGTTGGATGACAAGGTATGGACTGCAATGAATGTACCCAAGTCGGTGGTCACAGGTGAATCAGCGGGGTCGTATGCATCTGAGTTGGTTGTATCTAATTACGTGTCCGAGAAGGTTATTCAGATTGCAGAGAAATTAAAGCCTGTGATATTAGAGAACATGAGATCACGCCTCAAGGCAATCAAAGCGACATACCCAGTGGATGCATTGGATATGAAACTTGAACTCAACATGGCTACATCGAAGCTTGAAGTGTTTAGACAGGCGGCCATTATGGGCGCACTGAATTCATTCACACAGGATGAGATTAGGGCTCTACTAGGATACAAGCCACTTACCGAAGCTCAGAAACCAAATGTTGTAGTGGGATCGAGATCACAGACCTTAGGAGATGTGGGGCGAGACGTATCATCCACAGATCCGGGCATACCGAAGAACCCTGAGACCCCACAATCGGATGGACAACATAAGAGAGATGCAGGTCAAGCAGCTGAGATGAAGTCACAGAAGGGGGATCATAATGCCTAATTGTATTGTTAGAATAATCACAAGTGCGGGGCATGGTATAACAAGGTATGTACCACTACCCGTACAATTACCCAACACACCGTCAATGCATGATGAAGTACCTCGATCAGCGGTATCAGTGAGGGCAGATGCCCCGAGTGCAGCGGTGCGGTGTAATGTACAATACAGAGGGTGGCTAGAGTGACACTTATAATACAACTGGAATCGAAATTCCCAACACTAGTGGGTATTACATGGAATCAGGTAACAGATACAATAGTACGTACATATGGTGGTATATACAAGACTGCAGGTAACTTTAATAGTATATATCCATGGTCGCACATACGACGTTGTAATCTTGCGGATGATGGCACGGTTAATGCATATTGGGGGCAACCAGGATTTGCATATGATGGTAGCAATGGGCAAGTCATGGTTGAATTTCCAAAGTTCTACTATAAATTTGATCATACTGCAACAGTACACTCACCAGCAATATCGATGTGGCCAAAGTCTGGGTTTACGTTACACCCATGGTTCATCACTGATGGCCGGGAAGTACCATATCAATACGTCGGGGCATTTGAGGGCAGTGCTTACGATGTGAGCAAGAGTGCATACCTCCTCAACGATGATGCTGGTGTGGACTTCACCGCCGGGACGGGCGACAAGTTCTGCTCCATTGCAGGAGTCAAGCCGATGAGCGGGGCAAACAACGCCCTCGCAACCCGTGACGCATTCCGCCAGCTTGCCCTCAACCGTGGCCCCGGGTGGGACATCACGAGCATACAGGGCGCATCAGCTCTCCAGATGCTGTATCTCATCAAGTACGGGAATTTCAACATCCAATCGTTTTTCCCGGGCGTGACAAATCTCGCGTCCGGCACCGGTAATCAGGCCGTATACACCGGTTCAACTGCCGGAGTGGGGCCAGCGGGATCGGCTGATCTCGGTAACGCTGATGGGCAGGTCAGCATCGCTCACTGGTCACAGGGCACGACGACGTATCCATACTCAATGTTCGGGATGGAGAACGGACTGCACGGCAATATTTGGAAATGGGTCGTCGGAGCAGATGTTGTCGATCACGCCCTGAAAATCGATGGTGAGAGCACGGGAATCACACTCCCGAACGCAAATGGCTATGGCAGCAACCTCGCGTACAGTGCCACACACGACTGGTTGTTCATGCCCTCAGCAGTCGCCGGAGATAGTACTCATTATCTCTGTGACTACTATTATCAGGCAGCCGGCAACAGGGCGGCGCTGCTCGGCGGCAGTTGGAGTTATGGCGCGAGTGCCGGTGCGTTCTTTTGGAATGTGTATTATGCGGCATCCAATGTCTATCTGACTTTCGGGGCCCGCGCGGCCTTCACGCCGCAGGTGTAATCATGACACAATCTAGCATCTGGCCTCCCGGAGACCGGAGTATAAAACTTAATAGTTCAAGAGCATATTGGTTAAAGTGGGTTGATATTACTACAAACCTTGCCCAGATAGTAGTAATGAATAACAGTACAAAAATAACACCTATAGAAGGTGATGATTACTATGAGTTTGACTCTCTAGAAATACAGATACCAGTAGAACCGAAACTAGGAAAGTATATACGAAATCACTTCGATACACTATGGGCCGATGGAACTGCTGGAGGTACAAAGGAAGTATGCAATCCAATATCAAAGTCTATTCGGAGGGTATCGCCTGATGAAGATTTGGATACATAAGGTCATCGTCTAAGTAAATTCATAGAAAGGAAAATTTATATAGTCCCATGGAGGTAGGCATGGCAGAAGACATTAAGTGGAAATCGGTCGACGTTCTTCACGCTGAAGGCATGACTGTAAGGGTTGGTGCCTTCCGATCCATGGATGGCACCGTGGCTGAGTTCACACCGCCTATCATCCAGAAGATGTTTGAGAAACTAGATAAACCGATACCGATTTATTACACACATGATGGAGCTGGGAAACCTTTGGTAACCCGTGTCCCCATTGGGTATGCTGTTAAATTCGGTATTGATCCAATGAGTCACAAGTTGCTGTATCAAGCATTCTTGTTTGATGAGGAGTCCAAAAAGTACATCTTCGCAGATGGGTGTGATTGTACCTCGGCAGAGGTTGACTTCAAGATAGACGATCTTACCAAAGTACCTGTGGACGCAACCCTGAATGGGATTGCTATTGTACCCGTGCCTGCTATTCAAGGGACAGGCATGCAAGTAGCCGCAGTTGCTTTTAGTAGGAAACCAAATAATCAAGTTAAGTCACAAGGAGGTAATACAGTGACGAATTTCACAAGCAAAACAGCAGCAGAGAAGTTCCTACTTGAGAAGGGGCTAACCCCTGATGAGGTATCGGGCTTGTTTGCTGGAGCACAGGATAGGTTTGCAAGGGCAAGCAATGAAGCTAAGTTGTCCGCAGACCTTGAGGCCAGGACTGCTGAATTTGCAGATCTTGAGACTAAGTACAAGGACTTGGAAACCAAGTTCGGCGAGGCTTCCAAGACTATCGAGGCCCACTTGGGTGAGAAGATCACTGGTCTGATGAATGACATTAAGACCGCTGGCTTTGCAACCCCAGAAGCTTTGGTGGAGGGAATGCCCGCACCCCAGGCAATCACGATCCTTGGGGCCTTCAAGGAAAATCTTGCAAAGGCACCTTTGGATAAGAAGGTAGACCTTTCCAAGACAAAGGATGACAAGGTTGACGATGCTGCTAAGGTATTCGCTGAAGTGTCGAAGGAACTGGGTGTTGAAGATATGATTGGGAAGTATATGAAGCCTAAGGGAGGTACAGCATAATGTCACAGAGTGATAATGCGGGCCTGTACAATGATAAGCCCTCAATTAGGTACGTGGCTGATTCGGCCATCGCAGATGCAGGTTATCTCTTGAAGAGGGGATCTGCCGCAGGGCATGTTGATCTGTGTGCAGCGGGTAATATGCCGATTGGGTATGCCTTGATGAGCACTGTTGCCCCGACATCTGGGATTGCAGAAGCGTCAAAGGAAGTTCCGGTTCAGAAGTTGGCAGAAGGGGACATCGTTTATCTCCAGTTGTCGGCTGCTACTGGTGCTGTGACACTTGGTGATCTCTTGGCTCCGACTGCAGATGGTAAGGTGGCTCCCAAGACTGCAACTTCCATGTATGCGGCTACTTGGGTTGTCGCTACGGCTGAAGAGGCGGTGGATGCTAGTACCGGTGGTGTGATTAAAGCCAGGGTACGGTTGTTCTATGCCGCAGCTGGGCAGGTGGCCTAAGGAGGTGTCGAAGATGCAGAAATACTTTAGTGTTACCTCGTCCGATAGGGATATCTTAAAGAAGGATATTCTGAGGGAATTGGTTTACCGCAGGGCAGAGGAATTGTTCGTCTTCAAGAATGCAGTTGTGGAGATGCCTGTGGATGCTTTGGAGGCTAAATTTGATATCCCGAAGGTTACTAGGTTTACTCCTGAGCAGGTAATGGAAGGCGCAGTTGCTGGTATGCAGCAGCTTGGCTTCTATCAGGTTACCGCGTCGCTACAGAAGTACCAGACACGTGTACGCATTACAGATGAAAGCAAGATCCGTCAGATTGCCAACAACCAGGTGCAGATGTCTATTGAGGCAGCAGCACAGGGTATGGCATACCAGATGGATTACGAAATTGTAACTGCGTTACTCGCAGCCACTGGGAATAACGTGGCAGCTGGGACTGCGTGGGATGCTTCTACATCCGGTCCGTCACCTGCAACTGACATTGCAGATGCAATTGGGAAGATCCTTACTGGGACGACCATTCTGCCCCAGGATGTAAAGGCGATTGGTGTTTACTACCCGGCCGGCCTATTGGGACATATCCTCAAACCCATGGAAATTGGTGACTTGAGGGAAACCTTCAAGACTTGGGCGGGCACCGAGTTGGGATTGTCATTCTTCCCCACTAGGATGTTGACAAACAGGGCACTTGTGGTTCTGAAGTCTCCTGAGACTGCACTCCATATGACCTACTCAGGTGGCAACATGCCTCTTGCAGAACAGGAGCGTATCGTCGGTGTTGGTGAGGATTACCTGATTACTAGGTACTTCGTTACCAAGGTATTGCCTGACAGTAGCACAGTAGCTACAAACAGCCGGTTGTGTACTATCAACGGTATTACGACCTAAATGGGGGAGTGATTCCCCATGACTATTTTTATTGAACCTTTGATAGATAGGGTCAGGCTAGGTCTAGCCGCCGCCCCACAGGAACATATTGACGATTCTCAGATTAATAAGGCCCTCAAGGATGCATATGCCTTTGTTGAGAAGGTAAAGGATGCAAACACTGATGAGGCCTATGAAGAGAAGTGCATCGTTAATCTAGCTGTGTATTATTCGTATGTGGGCTATCTGGGATTGGCGACCAAGCAATTGGATGATGTCCCTACTGCTACATTGTTGCTTGTGGATAACTACAGAGCGATTGCACTAGCGTTCATACAGCCTATTAGTACCTACCAGCTTAATGAGGATCTGACCATTAACATGGCTGGGATATCAAAGATCAAGGGTCTAGCATTTAGCCTGGGAGCTACTTTCATTGAGGATGATTAGGCATGGCCATACCAGGACGTATCCGGAAACAAATCCTGCCTGGATTGAATCTGGTAATACGACTGGAACTCAATGCTGATACTCTTTCGGATCAATTGCCCAAAAAGGTTAAACGTTTAAGCACATTCTGGAAATCTCCTGAAGCTAAGAATGCACAGGCGTTGTCAGCACAACGTGTTGAGATGTTCTGGAAGAACAATGTATACCGGGTCTACAATAAAGGATCTGGGAACTTGGGAAAAGCCTGCATTGCTACTCCGGTTGGACCGGGATTAGTTATCAGTATGGGTAATTTGTATCATGTCCACAGGTATCAAAGGTCTGGTGCTTATGGGATATGGGAGTATGGGCATTTCCTGAGGACAGGAACAGCTGCGTCACCTGGTGCTTACTCACACTGGCTTGGTGTTAGAGTTAGACATGGTACTCATCCTGGGGTGGCTCAATCGAAGTATTGGAAGCCTTGGATGAATATATTTAGACCGGCTGCTAGGAGGATTTACAAACAAGCTATTGGCACCGGAATGAAAGGATTCATTAGGTCTGTGATGGCTGGTACATCCGGTAGCCATGGTGTATCTGGATGGACCTCTGAGGGAATGAAGTCGCAGTTCTTTGTATCTCAGGCTAATGCAGTGAAAGGGGGAGGATGGAAATGACCACAATGAAAGACATTAGGAAGGCATTGGAGGTTGCTAAGTATAAGGTTCATACAATACCACAGGAGAAGACACTCAAGAATGAGTTGGTGTTGATTCTAAGTGACATTGGTCTGGAGGTGGAATCGCAGACATCCTATATTGCAAAGCCACAAGCTTGGATCGGATGGTGTTCTGAAGATCCAGATGAGATCATTACAACTGCTTGTGCTATTGTGACTGCTCTTACCGCAGGAGTAAGGGAAGCAAGCTTTGTGTTTGGGAAACCCCAGATTGAGATCTTAGGTACACTTTACCGAGTGTCAATTACATGTGAATGGAAGTCTGTGGTGACAGCAGTACCACCGGCGTTAACGTAAAGGAGGTAATAACATGACTAAGTATCTAACAATTGGAGCGACCATTGAATCCACCTACGGTACTATACCTGGGGGACAATCGTATACCCCTGTAAGGGCTAGGGTGGTTTCTTACCCGGTGGATCGGGGTGTGATGGTTGAAGAGAACATCGAATCCTACATCCCTACTGCAGGGTATGGTGGTGCCCTAAAGGTTAATGGGTCCATTGAGGGTAACCTAAGACCCATACAGATGATTACCCTGTTCCACTCATTGATGGGTGTCAAGACTGCAACAGCGACACCTGCAGCTGGGTTTGACTTTACCCTTGGCTCCCCCAGTAGCTTCAACATGAAGATTGGTGAAGAGACCGGATCTGCATTGAATCTGGAAAATATCTACAGGGGTTGTGGGGTTAAATCCGCCAATTTGAACTTCGCTGCCAAGGAATTTGTGGTTGCCAAGTTTGATTGGTTGGCTAAGATTTACGATCCCGGGACCTTTTCAGCGCCTACAGATGGGGCCTACTCGACTGAGGAACCTATTGTGTTCTACAATGCCGAAATTGTCGTGGATGGGATCCAGTCGGTAAGGATTAAGTCACTGTCATTGGATATTAACAGGTCCATTGATGAAGAGAGGTTCGTAGTGGGTGATTATACCCTACAGGAACTGGGTATTAATGGTATGACTGATGTTTCTGGGAACATTGTGTTTACAGAGCATGAGTATGCTGAGTTCAAGAGAGCCTTGTTTGGCGTGTCAGCTGGGACTGCATTGGACACTGAAAACAAGATTGGTGATGTCCAGGTGGTAATTACCGGTACTGATATTGGGTCGTCTGAGGTTGATAAGATTATCATTACCATGCCCCATATGCTGTATGTATCCACAGATACGACCATTTCGGGACAGTCTGAAGTTGAGAAGAGGATTAACTTTAAGGTTGTGGGTTCAGACTTTAAGGTATTCATTGCATCTTAAACACCCACACTAAAGTAGATTGAAGGAGGTACATTATGGCAAAGCAGATTAAAATCGAAACAGATAGCGGAACATATGTTGTAAACAAACCTGGTGGAGCTGCTGGGTTGGATCATATATCCATTTTGTTTGGGTTACAACAGGCTGGTGGTGTAAGAGGTGCAGACTTCAATGAGACCCAGTTACCTATGACACCAGCTGAAAGAGAGAAGATCATACCTGCTCTTAGGGAATGGGCTACTAAGGTATTACCCACCATTTATGTGTCTGGGCCGTATCCATTGGAGGAGATTCCGGGTGAGGATCAGTTATACCTGATGATGGGTGTAGCATCCACAATCAAGGGTGGAGAGAAACCCTTTCGTGTCATTACCGAATGATTTACTAGATCAACTTGGGGTACTTGCATTCGTGTGTGGCCAAAGACCATCAAGTATATTGGGGTGGGATGATCCAGATGATTGGTTCGAGAGATTTAAATTTGATGGGAGGGTCATAGCACCCATTGCTAAGGTGTTGTTTACGGGGAAGATGTCCCCTAAATAACCATTAAGAAGGAGTGTACCATGCCTGATGAGGAGATTATAAACATTAGAATGATTTTTGCCCTTGAGGGCTTCACGTCGGCGTTGAATCGACTTAATGGATTAAATAATGCTCTTAAGAGGTTGGGTGCCGGACCCCAGGCGGCGCTGTTGGGTGCCGGGCCGATGCGGTTACCTCCTATGTCTGGGGCATCATTTGGAGGTGCCTTGGGACAGACTGGTAATGCTTTTAGGATGCCGCCCATTCAATCGACACAAGCATTAACAGTAATACCTACGATATTGGAACAGTCAAATGCTGAAATGCAGAGGATTGCTTTTACTGCTGATCAGGTGAGATTTACTATTGGGACTGCTTTTAAGGGTGATGTCCCCCAAGACTTTATTGATAAGATTAAAACCATACCTGGCATATCGATGGAGACACTACAGGTGTTTGATGACATTGGTGGTGCATTCCAAGAGATGCGTGTAGAGGGGAATCTTACTGGTAAGCAGTTTAGGGATATCGAGGGACAGCTATTGCAATTAAAGCAGGATGCTAAGGCTGCAGGTGGAGCACTTGATATTGCCTTCGTGGGTACGATGAATAAGGGTTCTGCTAACTTCCAACAGCGTATGGCTGAAATTAATAAGACCATATCAAGATTCAAGATGCAGAACTTTATGCTACAGATGGGTACCTTGGGTGTAATGTTTTCGTTCATGTCGGTAATTGCTATGTTAAGGGGAATGGTAACTTCCCTAACGTCACAAGTTGGTGACATCGGGGGAATGTTCAAAAATGTAGCAATGGGCATGGCATTTGTGAAGGATCCCAAGATTAAGGCGGGTATGCGTGAGTTATTGGGTAATCCCAAGCAGATGATTGACGCATGGAAGAATTTCACAGGTATAATGTCGACATTTAATGCTCTGTTAATGAAGTTAGCGGTGACTATATTCACAGATGACGTGATAATGGAAAAGCTATATCGTGTTATTACTGTTGTGATGGATACACTTTCAGATAGGACATTTATCGATAATTTGCTCACATTTATTGAGACTGTTATTAGTGCCTTACCTGGATTGATCAACGATTTGACCATGTTGGTAGGTATAGTAGCTGGACTATCTAAAATACCTGGGTTTGAGGGTCTAGTAAAGACATTTGGTGAATTGTTCTTGGCATCAGTGATCCTATTACCTATATTAAGTGCTATTGGTTGGGCCATCTCCATAGCAGAGGCTACTTCGGCAGTATTGGCTTCATCTACATTGGCTACTTGGTTTGCAGGGTTGACTGTTGCAATCGGAACTGCCTCAGCTGCGTTGGATTTGTTCTTTGCGTCGTTGGGATTGGTTACCATAGATGCTATTACAGGTGCGGTATCGCTTACATTAGCTGGATTGATTGCAAGTATTGTTGCTGGGTTGGCACTTGGGTTAACTGGTATCTGGGTAATGGTACAATCTGGGTTCACCAAATTGTTGGCTGATATGGGTGCTTGGTTTGAGGGAGCCGCACCTCAAGTAATGAATATGTTAAAGATATTCACTGCACCCTTTGGGATGCTTGGTACCTTAATTATAGATCTGGTTACTGGGCAGTTTGGAAGTATTGTGTCCGATTTGTCCAATATAATGTTGCAAGTGTTCACAGCTGCATTGGAATTGATACAACCGGTGATTGCTAGGATTCCGTTTGTCGGATCGAGGTGGTCATCGCAGATTAGTGATACCTTAGCCACATTACAGTCTATGCGTACAATGACATACACTGGTACTTATGTTCCTAGAGCAGCTGGTGGTGGATTTGTAGCTGAGACTGGGCTGGCGGTTATCCACAAGGGTGAGACAATTACACCTGCTAATCAGACTGGTAAGGTCATACAGGTAGATATACGTAATGATATTGGTAACATTGGTACAAGAGAGGAAATGGATGCATTTAACGCCTCCCAAGCGAGGCAGCTGAATTACCTGTTAGTGTGGTGATCATGACACTTACATACCAACGGATCGATCCCACTGGGGCCTTGTATGGATCTGCCATATCAGCTACACCAGCAACCATATCGTATGTTCATAAGACTACCAAACAGATTGCGCCAATACCTTCTGATAACCCTGTATGTATACCATTGGGATCAATAGGACAGCAAATCACATTACAATGGTATATTCGTAGTGCAAGTGACTTCTTGGAGTTACGTAAGTGGAATCCCAATTTTTACCTTAAGGCTACAGCGTCCACACATACCTATGATATTCCGGTAGATTCGATATGGGCTGTGGATGAGTTAAGGGTAGGACGTAAAGCTAATGAGCCAGGTAGGTGGATTGCATCATTGACAATGACCAGGGAGTGGAATTGGGAGGCTGATCTTGTGTCCCCCACACCCCCTGAGTTAGCTGCTCCTTCAGTGAGAACAGATAGTGTGATCGGAGTTTATTTGTCCAATGTAGATGTATCAGGGGAGTATGTTGATATTGGGGTGCAGGATATTACATTTGAGTATAAGTCTTCCAAGCAGGACATTGCCATACCGGGAGAGAATCATATTGGCATTCCTTTGGGGTATGAGGGACCAACTATAACTCTGAATGGTATTGTCAAGGGTACGGATTTGGTTGGAGCCACTGGGTGGACTGGTAATACTGTGTTGAAGTGTGAGAAGACCTCATATACCGAGTTTGACATTGACGCTCCTACGACCAATTATAGTAGGTGGATCATTGAGTCGATTGGATGGCGGAGAGCTGTAGCAAGTGCAGCTACTGGGGCATTGGGGTCACAGGAGTGGCAGTTAAGCTTGGTATTAGTAAGGTATTGGGGACAAGAGTTAGTAGGGACCCTGTGATGGGGTAATGGAGTGATTAGAATGTATGTAATCCAAGATATGGTTTCGAGTACTGTGTATACGTGCTTTGGCGATCCGAGGGTGGCTGATAATATTGATGCCTTGAATTATGCTGTGGTACAATGTACACATGAGTTTGCTGGTGACGATTTGGTAAAAGTGTTAAATAGGACTTCATCTGGTGACGTCGAGTTGTTGTATGGGTATGTGAAGAAATGTACCACAACTACTAAGGGTCAATATGAGATCGAAGTTTCGGAAATGGCATATGAACTGGTGAAGTTGAAAGTGGGGACTGGACCTGACTATATTGTCAATACGGCTGGATCGGTTGATGATGTTATTGATGATATCCTAACCGGTACTGGATGGACTAGACAATCTACTGCAGCTGATACCATTCCCAATAATCAGTTGAGGAATATTGATGCCTTTTCGGCTATAAAGAAAGTATTGACCGAGTTGTCCCCAACCAGGTATTACTTCTGGTTTGATTCGGCGAACAAGTATGTGTACTTTGGGGAATACCGGAACGACAGATCAGCTACCAACTTTGACGCTACCAGAGATAAGATTACTAAGAATGTCTATAGGGACACCAATAAGATGAATTATGCTGCTGTAAAGGTATTGGCAAATGATACAACCATATATGCAATATCACCTACTTCGTATACTGGACAGGATTGTATTGTGTTACAAATGTTATCAGCTACCACCGAAGCTATGTGTCAAGCTATTGCTGATAGGTTGTATGCTGATAAGTATGGTGATGAGTATAAAAGAATTACAGTGGCTGGGGCTCCTTCGTTAATGGTTGTGGGGGCTAACACGATATTGGAAGGAGATAAGGTACAGGTTGATACGGTTACATACATTGTCACGGATGTAATTACTAAACCTGGAAAGATCACATGGGGATTAAATCGGGCTGAAAGATCCATGTGGGACTTGGTAGGAACTGATATCATTGAGGTATCAGGTACAGCCACTGCTGCTGCTAATGGTACCTGGTCGGGTGGCAATATGCAGGTAGGGGCTGCGGCAGCTGGTAAGTGGAATTTAAATATTGCTGATGTCACTAAGATTGATGATTTCGTATTGTCAATGAAGTTAAAGAAGTTGGTGAGACCCTCATCTGATCAGGCTGCGTACTTGGGGTTGGTGGATACTGGTGATAAGGGTACTGGATTATCCACATCGAATGCTGCAAGTGCTGGGATTACTGTTAATAATAGTAATGAGCCAGCTGGACAATCTCTTGCGAGCGTGGGTATATATAGCACTATTACTATTAGTTCATACACAGCATGGGAATATGTTAATGAGGATTCATTGACATTAAATAATTTTGGAACTAGTGGTAGACACTTTGGGGTGATGGTTGCTAATATTGGGGTATACGCTACTGCTACCACGATTGCTGTGTTCAGGATAGTAGATGGTAATGGAACTGCATATGGGTCTGACGTAACTGTGAAGATTCCTATAAAGGGTATTACTGATGAAAGGTATTCCATTGCAATCATGATGACAATGCCTTATAAGGAAACTGAAGGTACAGCAGATACTACATTCTATCTGAAGTGTATGTTGTATAATAGTAGTCAAACTGCCTTTGATATTACATGGGCTAATATCATGGTGTGGAAAGTATCAAGACACTCACACGCAAATACAGATCCCACACATTCGAATTCGATCACCGATTTAGATCATTATCATGGGAACACAGATCAATCCCAGACACATAGTGCTAATAATGCTGTGATTGAGGTGACGTCGTATCCAAGTAATATTGTTGTAAAGGTAAATGGTACCACTGTGAAGACGGATGCAGGTGGATCTGAGAAGGTAGTGGATTGTGGTGATATTACTACTTATTTGGTAAATGGGGCAAATGCAATCGAAATGACTACAGATGCTTCTGGCAACGCGGAGGCAACTGGAACATATGTAGGGTATGGGTGATTAGCATGGAAGTAACATCTGAGGATTATGAGATCAAAGATATAGTGTACCGTAATGGTGGTGTGTCTGTTATTACATATATTCCTTCATTAAACAAGATAATATATGTTAATAATTGTGTGGATGCATTTGAACGAATGACTGAATTTGAAATTAAACACATGGTAGAGGAATCTGTGGATAAGTTTCTACATGCGGCATTACGGGAGACTACAGGAGATACTGAATCCAAAGTACAGGCAATGAAGGATAAATTAGTAGGTGCTCACACACTTACCAAGAATCGGGGTTGAATGTTATTAATAAGGGAAACTCACTATTTCCCACGAAGGAGGTATTACTATGAATGAACATATTGGTCTTAGGGATCAGGTTGAATTGTTACATGTACATGATGGTAAGGTTGTTGCAAGGAGAGTCACTGGTCCGGATGGAAGAGATGGCTTGGCTGGTAAAGTCAGGTGTGCCCTGATTAAGGGTCTCAAGATGGTCGGATTGGGTAAGCAGTATGCAGATGACTTAATCACATATGCTGGTATTGTGGCCACGGCTGCTACTATCAATACTGATTACACTTATGTGGGTATTGGTACGAGCACCACAGCTGCAGCGACAACCCAGACTGATCTGGTAACACCATCGGGTAGTAGGGTAGCTTCTACCAACACAATTGTTACTACCACGTGGACTAATGACACGTCGCAACACAGTGCCACGTTTACCATTGGGGCAGGTGGAGCCGCCATTACTGAGTCTGGGTTGTTCACAGCGTCATCGGGAGGGGTGATGTTGTGTAGACAGACCTTCTCGGTATTGAACTTGGCAGAGAATGACCAACTGATTGTCATTTGGAAGATTAAGGTGAGTTAATCATGGCACGTGGGGATGCTATTACGGCTGCTCTATCGTCTGTGGCAGCAGGTGCATTCCTAGACATGCAACCTAGTGCTGGGGTAGAATGGGTCATCCATAATATCTCAGCACCTACCACAGCTACTATTGAGGTACATTATGGGAGCTCAGCTGCATCTGTATGTACCATGCAGGTTACTGGTGGTGTAATGGGAGTATTCTTCCATTGTACCAACACGACCTATTATCGGGTAAAGAATGCAGGTGATACCGCTGTGGACGTAGGGTATGATGGTATGGTAACTAAAGGTACCTAATATTTTTGGGTATCGTAAGATGGAGTGGGTTTAATGGTATTTTATGGTAGTAAGGATGCATGGTCTGTTAGGGGTAAGGAGGTATCACAAACAATTCCTACTAATGGACAGGTACTAGTGTATGATAGTGATGCTGGTAAGTTAGTGTACACCACATTATCGGGTGGAGATGAGGATGCTCGGATATTAGCGTTACTAGGAGTGTAATATGACGATTACCGTTAAGAATCTCGGAGATGGACAGTTACCGAACTCAAACGGAGACTTGTACGAAGTCCCGGCAAGCACATCTGCCATAGTGAAAAATATAACAATACATAATACGAACACGATAGCGGAGCTGTTCACTATTACATTCCTCAAGGCAAGTGGGACTGGCAGAAAGGTTATTTACTGGTCACTACCACCGAACACTTCATATATACATAATGATGTGATCACTATGGGGGCGGGAGACAAAATACAGGGATTCACGACGACTGCAAGTAAGGTGGACTATCTTATCAACGGGGCTGAAATATCATGAGTGGCCAGATTGGAATATCTTATAATACCTACAAAGACTCGGGTACACTAAGTCCGACTGCCGGAAGTCCTTCTACAGTTACAGTAGTTCCGGCATCTCCTGGTCAGAGAATATTAATTCACTATGCATACGCATATACAAGTTATTACTGTACTGTAGTAATCACTGGTACTTTTAATGGAGTCTCAAGAACAATTTTATCTTCCTCTGCTGGAGGTACAGCTACAAGCGCCTCGCAGACCGATATTGAAGTTGCGACCGATGTGAATACAGCCATTACAGCAACATGTACCACAGGTGCATATCCAGACGGTACTGGTGCTGCTACACTGATCTGTAGATATGTGACATAATTACATATAGTGAATGATCTCTCAGGATGGGAGTGACACTGTAGCTACAGTATGGAAGGTGTAATCGTGGAAGCAACAATCAATGATGTGTTCTATCAGGATCAGTCGACTCCGGTTGAGTTGGGTGACAGTAAGGACAAGGCTACTAAATTGGATTGGCAGAGGTTTCCTTTGTTCCCTCGGATGAGTGTGAATATTACTGAGGGGTTGGATCCAAGTGATGGCGGTACATGGCAGCTTCGGCTTAGCATGCTGATTGATGGTATTGTCATGAAGGGTACCACAAACTGGATTCCCAATACCGATGACAAGAGAACCCGAACATACGCCCTAGAGGTTGACAAACACCCTGTTAAGTTGATGCAGCGTGAGAAAGTACACTCGGTACAATTTAAGTTGGCCCGCCGGCGGATGGTATTTGGTGTACCAGTACCTATTGTATCTAGCTGGGAAGACATTGCCGAGTCGGATCTTAAGTATTATGTAATTGGTAAGAATCCCAACTTGGAGTGATTGTATGGCTGGTAATACAACGGTACAGGTGACGATCACTGGGCCTGGGTATACTGAGGATCCCTATAATACCTCTGGAGAGAGGGCAGAAGGGTTCTTTGTAGGTACCTTATTTGGCAAAGTTTTGGGATGGCTTGGTAAGCGTATTGGCATACCCACATTGGATGATCCTTCCGGTTTCATGTCCACGTACAGGGAATGGCATATTTCATTGGCAGGGGTATGGGCTGGTTTAAGGGCTGGAACATTTGCTGATATCCCTGAGTGTCCTCCCTTGTGGCAGGATGAGATTCAATACTACAGAGGCTTTGCTGCATTTGCTAATGTGGTGAAGTGTCAGTGGCCCACCGTGGTGGTAGTGATAACTGCTATCACTGGTGCAGTGTCATCTGGGTGGATTAAAATTGGGTAACCCCGAGTGGGGTACCCCTAAGATGGTGTGACATATGACTAAGTTGAATGAACATGGTAACCTGGTGATTGATTCAACTATCGATGAGCTTGGGCTATCATGTTTTGTGGATATTAATGAGATTGGAATGGGAGTTGCACCTGATATTTCTACCCAGTTGTTAACTGAGACACTACAATTAGGTGATACTCCCGTTAAGAGTGCTAGTAGGACATTGTCTGAGATATTGACACTTACTGAGATTAGAAGTGAACAGATAACTAGGTATCTTGTTGAGATATTAACATTAGGAGATATTAGAGGTAGTAATCTTAATAAGTATTTAATAGAGGATATCTATGTTACTGATAGTATTGGAAAGACATTAACACATTACTTATTAGATGTAATAATGATTGATGATGGTACCTTAAGAGGTACTCAGATTAGTGTAACTGAAACCTTGAATATAGCAGATACTATAGTAAGATCCCTTTCAAAGTGGTTGGTTGAATGTATTGTGTTGCAGGATGGAACTTTGCGAGCTAGTTCTATATCGACTACTGAGACTGTAACATTAACTGATGATGAGATTAACAGTCCCGTAAAGAGCTTTATCGAGACAATAAGTATGACTGACTTGGTATCACGTGTTGGATTGATTACTAGGTTAGAGACAATATTGTTGTCTGATAGTAGGTCTCTTGGAGCTACTAAGTGGTTAGTAGATTCAATTATATTACAAGATGGCACACTAAGAGGTACTCAGATATCAACGACTGAGATTATTCAGTTGAGTGATAGCAGTACTTATATACCTGCTAAGGTATTAGCTGAAATAATCACCATGAGTGATAATATCGATGTAGCTGTGTTAGTGATACTAGAAGAGATACTACACCTAATAGATGACGTGGAAAAGGGGTTCACTATTCTATTGGTTGAGACATTACACCTGACTGATACATTGGGAAAAGGATCAAGTTTTGTTAGAAAGAGACTTGGATACTTGGCTAGTAAGGTGACAGAGGCAGCTAATACCACAATGGTATTAAGACAGTCTGTGGTTAGTAAATTAACTAAGGCTGGATCGGTAACTAAGGCGTTGGATACAACAGTGGGCGATGACACTACAAAAGGATCGGTGGAGTTCTCTGATGATATTGAGGAGGGGTAATTAACATGGAGACGATGAGATATGTTTATGGGGATCACTATCCTAGTGAGTTTCAGATCAAGGATAGCGACTTGGATATTGTGGATTTGACATCTGTTACTTCAGTTACAATGGAAGTGACCTTAGATGAGGCTACTATACCTGCCACAAGTGTAACATGTTCTATTTCGAGTCCGACAGAAGGAAAGGTAAGAGGGACCTTACCCACTACATTGAGTAATGGGATGTATCGGGTGGCTTGGGTGACATTGGATATATCGGGTAATCAGGTAACATATCCGACATCAGACACACAATGGCTAAGGATAATGTCTCGGTATGGGGTGTGATGATGACAGAGGTTACCTTGGAGGGATGGATCGCCTTGGGAACTGCTATAATGGCACTTATTGGATTCCTCACTGAAAGGTTTTACTACGATACAAGAGTAAGTGAGCGTATTAGTGCCATCGAAACAAATGTTGGGAGAATGGAGACCAAAGTGGATCTGTTCTGGGGCGCACTTGAGGCCCAACTGCCAGGAATGTTATTGAAGGGAAATCCCATACCGGCGGATAGTCAGGTAGCAATACTGCTGAAGAAATTCCAAGCAGGACCGCTAACCAAACAAGAAATGGATGAGTTGGCATGTGCTTTGGAATGTGAGGCTAAAAATCCTGACCACTTGCCAGGTGAAGTACTGGCAATAGTGTTGATGAGTGCAACTGTAAAAGCGAAGGTGGGAATGCAAAATGATAAGGCTTGTGATTGCGAGTGACTTGATTATCATTGCTACAGCTGTAATTGCTACCTGGTTGTCAGTGCGATTGATTTGCATTGTCAATCGTGGGATGGCAAGAACTGGCTGGTGGACCATTTTACCATTTGTGTTAGCATATGCGGTGATTAATCGGATACTAACATTAATGGTATTGCTGGGGTGGATTCAAGATCCCTTGGATGTATTGCCAGCGTCGATGGTGGTATTCTGGGTTGGATTTGCTGTGTTCATGTATGGTATTGTGGACGCAGCTTATGAGATCATGATTCAGAAGAATTACACTGGTCGTGAAGGCGATTAGTGGTGAAGGTACTTTTTTAACATTACCATATGGGGCTCAAGTTGAAAGCTTGGTTCCATTCTGGTAATGTCATTTACTAGATCCTTGGTAACTGCGACTACAGTTGGGTAATCGTAATTATTCATGACAATGATTTGATTTAACGATCTGATATACCTGCCCAGATAGGCGCGACGCTTAGTTTGCTCACGAGTGGATTCTATAAAGACCTTTTCTTCTGTGAGCTCGGATTGTTGTGTGAGCAAAAAGGTTCTCCTCTCTTCTATATGTGCAAGCTCAACTGTTATCTCCGTTAGATCTGAACTGAGTTGTCTCAATTTAGAATCTACCGCAAGGTCTTCAAACTCCTCGGACAACGCCAGATCAATTGTAGCCCTAACTAATTCATTAACATCAACACCCCGATTACCCAATTCTTCAATCTTGTTCTTATCCACATATACAGTGCGCCGACCCATCTTTGCTTCTTCAAGTGGATCAGACATACCTACTCAACTCTTCCTGATACCATTCTCTGATCCTTTGATCCTTCATCTGGTCTAGCTTCTCAAGTAGATGGGGCGGAAGATCAGTTCTAATCATCTCAAGACACAACTCGACGTGCCCCATTTCCTCCAACATTGGTATGGTATATTGTGTCCTGTGAACATACCTAGCTTTCATAATATCTTGTATTAATTCAGACATCTCTTCGATCAACTTATCCAATTGCTTCTGAGATGACGATCTCTTATATGTCAACTCAAAACACTTTAACCTATCCTTCTGAGGTAATAAGGTCATGACTGCACCACCTCTGGCATCGCAACTTCTACCTTACCATTACGAATCTTCAACAGACCATACATCTGCATTTCCTTTACCTTATTAAAGACCTGTTGTGCATTCCAACCGACCATCAGACAATCCTTAACCAGAGACATTCTATCAATTGAGCCGCCAGCCCTTCCAATGATTTTAATCATCTGGACGTAATCCACACCCATGGCAATATCGTCACGCCATGTCTTCTCCTGATCAATAATCTTTACCAGGTCCTTATCTTGTATGTCAATTTCCATCTTAGTGTCAGGTCCAAACTTAGCTAGATGATACCCCATTAAGATCCTATCAAAGTACGAGGTCTCATAACTAAAAAGGTCCAAATCAGTATACTTCCTATATACGTCATCTCCAAATTCAATCTTTTGAACCTTAGTATTCTGATCTTTAAATCTTCTGATATCTTGCCAGATCTTTTCAGCTTTGGAAGTATCAGGTCTCATACCTCTAGCATAATGCATGGCTTCCCGAAGCTTCACATTATCTTCCTTAGTGGGTAAGAACACTAGGAAACACAACCTCCTGCCCAGACCTGCGGATAAATCATACCTCTCGGGCTGTACCCCTGCCCACAATGTCATATTGGTTTTATACTCTAATTTGCCACCGCTAAGTCGTTTATAAACGTACCCTGAATCCAACGCTGCCAATAACTGAGTAGCCAACTGTGCATTCATTTGTGACTTCATGGCCTCAGTAATTGCACTGAACTCATCAATCAACATTAACCCGTCCTTATTCGTCTGGGCAGCACCTTCGGTGGGTATGCCAATACCATTCACATTCTGAATCGTACCCACAAATCCCGATTCAGTTAACGATTGTTCAAACCTTAAATCAATACCTGCGTTCCTAAAGATACCCCATGTATCCCCACCCATCATCATGATATACCATGTCTTCATGAACCCAGGTGGCGCCACAAACAATATATGTAACCTCATATTGGGTAACTGTTTACCAGCCCAATATACCTGCGCCTCTTGATTATGTAAATTAAAGACATGCATGGCATACGAGCACACATAGTAAGGACCATAGGTGGACCCGAGGTATGACTTTCGATCATACACTTCTTGCATTGCAATGTCATAGATTGAATTCACATTTACCAACCTCCCATTAAGGTCATGTTAATATCTGTTCAGACACTGTAAAATTAACAGTTCAATGTCAGTATTCCCTACCATGCAACACATTCAATATTATCTGGGCTTTAGAGGGACCAATACCCCTTGTCTGCATGATACCCTTCAAGTCTGCATTTCCCACACCAACAAGACTATGATAGCGACGCCTAAGGTCAGACCACTGATTAATACTAATACCCAGCATCTTCGCCTGAAGTATCTCCACATTTCGTCTTGCTGGTACATCTTCCTTCCCCTCATCAAATTTCTTCATCAATTTGACCATGTGAATGAATGCCTGCCACTCATCCTCAATGTGGAATGGAGGTATCTTATACCTACAATGTATCGATGCTAGCTCGCCATAAATGACATTTGTATCCACCATGACCCCAATAGCCTTCATGGCATCTACATACGTTTTTACATCACCTGTGATCATCACTACCACATGCTGATCCCCATGAGTGGACAACCTCTCAACCTGAGTTGGAAATCTTCCCTTATGACCCCTATACCCCACAATAGAGGTGTGGAGGTCTCCAATTGTCTTTCTTTCCACAAGCAATTTATTAGTCGCGTAATCTCCATCCCTCAAATGTGTCTGTACAAATGTTAGATCGGGGAATACCTTCCTCAGAAACTTATAGTATTTATCAGGTTCCTTGGTATCGCATAGCACTTCCATTACGATCACTCCTCTTAGATGGATGTACTTGTGTCTTACACACAACGCACTTACCTTTAATAATCAAGGGATGCTTACACTGTTCAGATGGCAACTTCATGATCCCTTACCACCAGGACATGGATCATTCACAGCAAGTACCCTACCATCAAGGGTGTAGTAGGTCTTGACTTCACGATATATATTATCAGAGCCGTCACCTTCACCCTCACATACAGTACTCTCAATTACTTGGATAACTCTACATCCACGTTGTCTTTCAGTCATGTTAACCTCGAACCCTCAGGAGCATACACTCCGACCACATTATGGAGATGGATTGACTCTTCGTGCTCACATACAACCACAATATCTCGATACCATCCATCCAATGCATCTGCAATTACCCTTGCTGCATCTTCTACGAATAGGTTGTTGTCATCTGCACGTTGACACCACTCTAACTCATGGGTACGCTTCATAAACGGCTGTGGAACCAATCCAACAGCCTCCACAGTAGCAGCGATAACACCAGACATGAACTCATCTAAGTCATCAGTATTGGAGGGTAATAGCCCAGTAATAGTAGCCAGGGCCCTCTGCATATGTGGTATACCATGTCCAGCCTTCCTTACCATCTCATGTGAGCAGGGACACACTGATGTATAAGGAACCTTAGTAGTGAGGTACCACTCGGTAACATGCTTACCTCTTTTGTTATGTATAAGCCTCCCTTCGAGGCCACATTGCACTAGCAACGGTTGGTCATTCTCCATATGGTGTACACAAGGCCACTTACACTCCCAGTATGCATTAGCATTGATGTGGCTATCCGACAACGCCTCTAGTAGCCCATCATCTATATCAATAGCCTGACCTTCATACTCCAACAGGATGCCAACTACCCGTGACATATGGATACCATTATGAGATCGCAATGACACATACGCCGCCTGGTTTGTCAGGACCCTTTCATCGTTAAAGTCATTTCGAAACATTGCAAAATTGTTAATGCCAACCTTCTTTAAGGGCTTACCCGTACTAATCTGGTCGGCGTAATCAGGTAGAATCATAACACACGTATCCATTATCTCACCATGAATATGGTTTGTAGTCGGGTACACAAGGTACCATTGATATTCAGTTCATCCATGGCCTTAATGATGTGGAACGCATTCTCCATCATTTCGTCCATGTATTGTCCCTGGGGCATAAAGAATACCCCATCTAAGTGACGATCAATGCACCATTGCATGATTTCGTGTACATTATTCTCATTACACACGAACTTGAAGCATATCTTAGTATCATGAGATTTTCCAGCTATAAGCCTTTTAATCCACTGGTTAGTATCTCCCAAGTCTTTAGGTGATACCATGATCAGATCAAACACTTCCAATATGGTAGGTATAAAGCTACCATTTGTCTCCAATGTGACATGTAGTGCAGCCTCATGGAACATTCCAGCTAATAGGATCATATCGTCCATTTGGATTGTCGGTTCACCGCCAGTGATAACTACATGATCTATCCCAGTGCGCTGTACTGCCTCAAATACTTGCCTCGGATTCATATCCACAAAGATATTAGAAGCATACTTGGTATCGCAGAAGTCACATTGCTTATTGCAACCTGATAACCTCACAAAGACACTACGCCTACCAGACAAAGGTCCCTCGCCCTGGATGGACACAAAAATCTCATTTACTCTCAACGATGACACCCCCTTCCTTGGGATTACTATTTCCCTGTTTAATCATACCCAGCTGGGCACCCACACGTTTAGCCTTATTGATAACCTCATTGATATCCTGTTCAGGTAATCCAATGAGTTCAATAACAGCACTTGTTTCGACAACATTCGGTCCGATTAACTTATGATCTTTCTTCCACCTAATCTCCATAACGACACTTCCTCCCATTTACATAAAGGTATTACTTATTAGAATCTCATCACCCTCAGTGGTCCTAGTATATCTAGCACATACCACTTTGGATCTATGTACTCTAAAGGGATCTCCCAAGGTATCAATATCAGTAATAGCAATCGATACAGGGATGTCTCCGTATGCTGCTTTTACATCCCATAACTGTTTAATCAACTCAGATACTTTCATCTGATCACTTCCACAATGTCATGACGTGGCACGTGCCCACGACTTGGAATTCTCCCACAACGTCACTGTGACCTGGACAATATTATGATCTCCATTCAGCCGAATAAACAACATATCAGCCAACACCCTAGCAATGGTTTCGCATGTAGGGTTATTCTCTAAAACGACCACTTTGGTCTTACAGTCCTTATTCAAAACGGCAACCAAAGGATCATCTTTATGTAACACCGTCACATGATCCAACTGATTAACAGTATCCTTAACCAACTTAAAATCAGTTAAATACCCCAATGGTCCCAACTCGGTCCCATCAATAGTCACATCTGCTACCCAATTATGACCATGTAACCCTCCACATTTGGAAGGGTCTCCCAGCTGTCGATGTGCCGCCTCGAAAGCGACACTTGTGCCAATTGTCATTACCATTTAATTACCTCTTAGGGTCGATTAAAAACGTCCCCATTTTATGGGGTCGTAGTGGCTTTACCTACATACCACTATGGTAGTTATCTTATAACCATTTTAGCTTGCTTACAGACAGGGCATAGAGGCTTTTCATTCCGTTTCACTGTTTCATACGAAAAGCCACATCTCTTACAACTATACCATACCACTATTTTACCAGTGGCTGTTCTGGTTTTAGAATCCATGTTTTGGTTAGAGCATTAAATGTCCACCCAGCTGCTTTCAATTTAGACATGGCATGCTCCTTACACATTCTTGTAGCTCCAGCCTTATAATGTCTCTTGCGACATCTAGTAAAAATATCAGTATACCCAAGCTTCATCTGCTCGGGAGCATGCACTAGCTCTTTAGGCATCTCGATTTGAAGACTCATCCGTGTACTCCTCATCTTCTTCTTTCTTAGGATCCCAACCAGGATCACCCATTTGTTTTCTCTTCACCCAGTTACCCTGGTCATTCTTATGCCAACCTTTCTTCTCGGCAACAGACCAAGCCACCGCGGCACACTTACTGTCATCCTTACTATACTTCATACATCCATTGTAGGCCCGTTCAAGTGTTGCATTCAGTTCTGCTGGGCCCCCCTTCACTTGTGGCATTGATACTACCTCCTGGTAATTGTGGTTCCCCCTCAATTGGGGTGTTTTCATCTTCGGTCAATTGTTCTGCCAACACTAACCCGATATCACTAAGATTAGAATGAACTTCATCCAATCCATCAATAACATCAGTAAGGTTTAACAAAACAGTTTCAGCATCCATCTGTTGATATCCCGATACTAACAAGTCCAAGGTTCTCTGTGCCTGGATAAGCTTGGTTAATTGTACACCAAGGTATCTATGTGTATACATGACATCGCCTCTTGATAGCTTTATCACACATATGATCGGCCTCAGAAATGAACTTGTTAGTGCGAGGTACCCACACATAGGAAATATCCATTCCCTTACTTAAGCTTATAGCGAGGTTGTAATACGGGCCCAACAATTCCGATTTAACAGTATATAACCCAATCAGTTGTCTCACCACTAATTGTGAATCTGAATATACCTTAATTCCTTTATACCCCTTATGTCGACACCATACCAGTGCATTGATGATAGCACTATATTCGGCTATATTATTAGTAATGGGGCACCCAATGTATTCACATCTAGCAGTCTCAATCTTGTCATCAGTAACCACGATGAAGCAGGCGGCACCATGTCTGTCATTACCAGAGCATCCACCATCTGTATATATGGATCTGATCATCATGACCCCACTTCCAAGGACCTAATAGCATCATACAATTTACACCACGGTTTATGTCCTGCAGATTTCCTGCCATAACACATAGGGCATATATCCTTCGAAATTACACCCCACATATCCTCAGAAGACCAATCATGATTACCAGACCATTCCAAGGCCTTTAATACCTCAAGTACCTTAGCATCCATCATGGTCCCACCCCTAACTTCTTAAACCTGGAGGGGGGCGGTGGTATCATATCTTTGGTGATAACTCCATCCTCAGTAACATTCACTCTAATCTCAATACTATCAAATTCCTTAGGGGGATGATCTACCGATATCTTTATGGTACCAGGACCCACCTTTGAATCCAGTGTCAATACATCTCCCTCTGCATACGTGTATCTTGAAACTACATCCATAGGTTTACCACGACACCAAGTTGATACTACGACTTCCATTTTAATCACTCTTCCCAATTGTAATCTTCTTAAATCTAGAAACCTCAATAGGATCAGGTTCCGCAATATGTATAACCGGTTCAACTTCCATGCTATGTATAGCTGGTCTAGTACCAACTGTCATATGTATATGATTTGCGTCCACAACTTCTACAAGCACTTGTGTGAATTCAGCACCTACTTGAATAACATTACCGGTTTGTCTGGGTGGCATATCACTTGCTTGGATTAATAATGTATCCCCAGATACCAACCTCAGGGGAGCTACTTGTGTGGCCGATACATCTGGGTGTTGCTGGGTGATCTGGATCTCAATAGCATCGAGTCTCATATCACCCTCCCTATATTGTATATTAGGTGGTGGCACTGGGGGTGGATGTCTACGAGTCCACCATCTCTGTAATTGAGTCCACATGTTATGCCCTCCGTACCTCACCATTAGATCCTACCGACACAAGTGATCCAGGTGGAATATCCTCTTCGGCCCTACCAATTGTGAATGAATATACTAAAGCATCAAAGACATCCCGACCAATTGCAGCTTGGGCATGCACCAGCTCGGCAACCTCGTCCGAAATCCAATTGGGTTCCGCACTGCGGGCACGTTGCTTCTTCACATGCATCTGTATCCTGTGTAGGGGTATCGGTATCCTGTAATGGTCTCCTGATGGATACGACCTCATTACCACTGTGGAGCCATACCGTTTCAAGCCTCTTGGCGATGATATCTGCACACGACTTGCCTTGCGACTTCGGATTACGCAACGCTGTGGGACAGTCGACCTTTTTAAGGGTCTTAACAATTCTTGCCACTGTCGCCATTTCGTCACCTTGCAACCTACTGTCGTGGAAATACTTTGAAATGATTTTACCAAGGGCCTCCAACATAGCTGGACATCCACCATCCGAGAGAACGTAAACTTCATATGGAATATTGGTATCCTTGCTTTGTTGATTACATGTGATGTGGATTCTACCACACCCTGTTGTGAAGTCGAGTGTAGTGCCGTATCTCTCAACACCATGTTTGTCATCCTTGATGGTATTGGTTGGGCTTGTAGTCGAGTCCACCCCCTTTCTAGGGTTCTCAATTGATCTCTCTGTCGCTGCTTTAATGTGGTTCTGTTGTTGTACCTCTCCTGGTGTAGTGATTGCTTTCTTAACCACCTGGTGTTGTTTCGATCCATCTCGATACACCGTTACTCCTTTACATCCCATTTGGTGTGCCAATTTAAATGCTTTGATGATATCCTCAACAGTAGCTGTGTTGGGTAAATTAATAGTCTTGGACACGCCATTATCTACCCACTGTTGCCACTTTGCCACATGTTGTATCTGCCATTCATATCCAATGTAGTGTGCTGTGTCCTTTAACAATCCATGATCCGCTGCTACCTGGTACAAGGGATGTCTAATTATTTGTGATCCCGATTCAGACTGTCTCGTAATGGTCCAGTCAAATATAGGTTCAATGCCCCATGAACATCCCGCAAGGTAGGATAGGGTACCCGTTGGGGCGATCGTCATTAATGTCTCATTGCGCCTTGATAATGACATCGCTGCAGGATACTCTCCACGCTCCTTAGCTAGCTGGTGACTTGCATTCCTAGCTTCTTCATAGTATATAGATGCAATCTTATCAATCCACTGTAATGCCTTTGTTGACTGATATGATATCCCATTCATAATCAGCCAATCAGCCCATCCCATGACGCCACTACCAATCTTTCTAGTTAATTTAGTAGCTTGTTCAATCTCCGGAATGGGAAATGTATTAATGTCAATTATACGATCCAAGGCAGATATGGACATCTTGACACATTGTCTGAACTCCGACGTATCCCCAACTGCAATATCTGGAAACTTTGCTAGATTGATACTACCTAGATTGCAAGACTCAAATTCTCGTAACGGTTGTTCACCACAATTATGAACTACAATTCCATTAGCAAAACAATTATGATATTTATCAACTGTCAAGTCATAAACAGTATCTGTAATACCAACATATTCTATAGAAGTCAACTTGAGTGTAGCTCTTGAATTAATACCAAGTGCGTTACCATGCTTTCTATAATGTTCAATACTTGGTACAAATCTACCAGTGGTCGGATCTTTCTCGGCTTGAGGTTCGTGCCCCAGATTATGATGTCTTGAATGATCTCCTCTATTCCGAACATCCAAATTTGATGCTCTATTATCAGTTGGATCCCCATTAATATGGTGAACAATTTCATTCGGTTGTAGGTTGTAATAATATCCAGCAACAAACCTATGTTCTGGAATAGCTTTGCATCTTTCTTGACCCGATAACATTAACATTACATGTCGTTCATTTCTTGGGAATATATTTAATCCGGTTATCTTATCAGTTAATCTCAACTGGTTAGCAGATACCCATCCACGATTTCTTGTATACACAGGATGATCTGGTGTACATAAGATACTTCGTCTTGTTGTATTGATCTTAATAAATTCAGATACAGTTTTAGTAGCTATAATATTACTAGCAGGTGCAATTCTCAATTCATATGTTGAAGGATCGATACAATATACATCAACTTTCTTACCCACTAGATCTCTAATAGGAAATTCTCCTTCTGTTGTCTGAATAAGTGTATCGCCGTGAAGACATGGGTTAGTACAATCCATCCTAGGTAATTCAGAATGTTGGTTATGTTCATTTAATCTATCCAAGAAAATAATTCCAGGATCACCAGTCTTCCAAGCCACCTCTGCTATTTCAGCTAATAGGTCATCATCACGCATATCAGCATCAGTCATTCCGACCGAGATGTTGAAATGGGTAAGGGTCCCATCATTCTCCTTAGCATGTATAAACTGTCTAATATCTGGGTGTGTAGCGTTGAGGATTCCCATATTAGCTCCTTCACGCTTACCACCCTGCATGACGACTCCAGAGGAATGATTGAGCAGCCCCATAACCTTGACTGGACCGCACGCTTTACCACCAGTTGATACAATTGGCGATCCCAAAGGTCTAAGGGAGGAGAAGTTAAAGCCAGTACCACCGAATGCCTTATGGACTCTTGCAGCGTGCCAAACAGTTCGGTAGATCCCATCAAGGGAATCTTCAATTGGTAATACATAGCAAGCAGACAAGCCTCCCTGGCCAGGTCGTCCTGCATTAGCCAATGTGGGCGAGTTTGGCAACCAGATACCTTCCACCATATGGTCATATAGATTCCTTCCAAAGTTATCCAATTGTCCCCCAGATGCGATGCCAGCAATTGCTCTGGCCACTCTTTCGTATATCTGTTCTTCCTTAGTTTCCCCAGGAGTAAAGTACCTATCCTTCAGTAATTGTAGTCTCATCATTTCCCTTCCTGCCGCTTTACCATGTCATCATGTAATTCCTTTAACCATTTATACATTTGATCCCCAATTGGATTAATCTTATGATTAATACTGTATCTAGATTCCTCTTTCCAGATACCCCACTGTTCATCAAACCATCCCACCAATACACACATGACCACAAATGCAAAAGGTAACACAGGGTACAAATAAATAAACCATGGTTGGATTGGCACGCCCCACTTCTTTAACACTTCCCCAAAAACGAATATCCCAATGAACAGCATGATCATATCTTTACCAATATACAACCAGCCCTGGCCACGAGCAAACAATTGCTTTAACCGTGCAACCTTATATAATGTTGTAGTTCCTTGAATCACTTTACCACCTTACCATATTTGTGGATGTCATACCAATCCAATATCATATTGATAACAATCCACGCTACGATACCAATACCACATGATGCAACTCCCATTATAACCATTAGGTTCACATAATCATGATTGGGTATCAACACTAGTGGCATTGTTCACCTCATTGCGACGCTTTAACGATTCCTTGGCGCTTACCCTAGAACAATCCCTACAATAGTAGGTACAACCTCGACCCTTACACCAATAGTTTGTGGTTGGGTAAAATTCCTTTCTTGGCTTTACCACATGACATTTGGAGCACTCTAGGAGTTCTTCTGGGTCGAATTCCTTTCTTGGGACAGATTTAGTCGCTTCCATCTTGACATCTCCGGTTGAAGACCTTCCTTGAATATATCATCGTTATCCAATTGTTTAGTACTACCACCCAGAGTACAACCATAAGTTGACCCATATATTGGGATATAATGTAATGATCCGTTACAGTGTACAATAACATGCATTAGTCTTACTTGAGAAGGTTGAATAGGTCCTGTGCGGTGGGGACATGATGTACATACGTGAAGCATGTATAATACCTCTATGGTGTTTCCTGAATATATGCTTGCTCAATTGTTGATCATTAAATGCTCAAATAATTTATAATAAGATTACCAATCTTCCATCCGATAATTATCGATTGAGTAATTGGTGTGTTTTGGTGCACCAGGATTCCTCTTACTCACAATATTAACCCCCACAATAGTGTGATCAGATGACCATCTAGCACAGACGAACCTGTGTTCACATGCTTTCATATAATTATGATGTCCATTGTGTCCCCACGTTAACGGTCCTTTAATAGCACATCCTACTAGAGCGTTACACCCCATTACCCCAGTGTCACCAATCATTATATTACCAGCATTGCCACATCCCCGACACCACTCTGGGTTATGTAGTTCCTCATTCTTTCGTGCTGGGGGCATGTGTAATCTTCCTCCATCTACTAATAGGTCCGGTAGGTATCGGTATAGTAGTATTAATCGGATCTCCCATCTTATAAAACTTGCACACACATACCCAAGGAGTACCCTCAACATTATCCCAACCACATGTTGTTCTATGAGTACATTGTCTACAATGAGCTTTCAATATATTACCACATCGCTCATAATGTCCACATACTCCAGTATCATACCCATCTCTATAAGGACACTTTGAATCGGTATGGTGTGGTTGTATCGAGTATATGCATATATAGCACTCATTAGGTAACATTGGTATCACTTCTTCCCAAGATTAAGACGTTGCCACCTGGACGAATGTAAGGGTCTCACAATATCCTTAGTATCCCCTTTCATATCAAAGAACTTGCAAGGTGATAATCCATCTCTATTAGTTACACAGTATTTGAACCGCACACAATCATTACAATCAGCAAGCATGGGCAATGATAATAGAGTCCTTTCGAATATTGAACACAATGTTCCATGTAAGTCTTCTGCATATGGACATCTTAATTCCATGTCAGGTGTAGCCTTTGAGTACACACACCTCTTACACGTAAGTGACATTACCATACAATCACTTGAACCCTAGTTTAATCCACCTAGAAATCTTTGCAGGGAACTTATCACCCACATAAAACAAGCAATGTCTGGGCATAATCTTAGGTATCACCAAACAATCACCGAAGTGCATGCATTTATGACAATGTACCATACCCATCTTATCTAACATAAACTCATGACGATGATATAGTGATTCCTTAGACTTTGGATCTTGCACACTACAGAGTCGTTTACAGTAATTGTCAAACCCCGGCAACTCATCACATAGGATACAAGTTACACAAGTATCCAGAGCTTTAATGTTTACCATGTTACCCCTTGAACGTTAGGCGTTTCCACCTCGAAGGTTCATCAAACAACTTCTTTATAGACTTGAAATGATTACACTTGCCCTCTGGAATGATGTTCCACTTCTTACCTGTATCCCTCTGTAAGTGTGAGCATATTACCAACTGCTTTCCAGAATTGGAATACTTATCTCCAATGATAGGTGAATCCTTATACAGACATTGCTTACAGATCACTTCAGCCTGTATAGGCTTCTTCTCATCCACTACCGATCCCATATCTTCACTACTATCAGGCATAGTTACCGTTCCTCCTAATTCAGATTCAAAATTGTACATTTGTTCGGTAAGCACTGATTCTTCAATAACATGTCCATGTACTCTCACTTGTGTTCTTGAATTCATATTAAATCGTACTAATAAATCCCGTCCATCTCTAGTATCTAGATATCCATCACGAATTAAGTTGTATATAGTTATAATATTACCGTCAATATTAGGTAATCCTGGTGGTATTACAATATCGATCTCAGGTATCCTATGTGATGATATCCCACTTATCTCAGATTCAAAACTATGTAACTGGTCATCTGTAACTGGTAGATCCATTGCTAGTCTTATTTCATCAGGAGTGTATACTCCAGAGTTTATCATAGCATCAATAAAACGTTGTCGAGTTTCTAGTGTAGGTTCCGCTCTATATCGTTCCATTAATGATGTATATATAGTACGACCATCTTCGGTACGATATCGCCGTTGTCGCTCCTCGAAGAACCCACCCACATCTCGAGGTTGGATGCTTCCACCTTCAATTAAGTCACGTAACACAAGTGGTTCAGGTGTTCTAGATTGTTCCTCGAGTGCAACTGCAATTAAATTATACGTAGCTGGATCTATACGATATCGTCTATCTATCTCATTACTTATTGATTGTCTCAAAGCTGCGGTATCGGTAGTAGTATGTCCTATATCTGGTATATTATTATCATATCGTCTTACATTAGATAGTATTCGATCTATTGCATGTCCCTGTTCTATACTAGGGGGAACTGTTCCACCAGGAGGTCCATACCAAGCATCATGACATATCTGCTTGAACCTTTGCCGCCCTTTCTGCCAAGATGTCAAGCTCTTCGGTGAAGCTTGCCGTGATATCCTCTTCATAACCAGGTATCTCCTCTAACTCGCATAGCTGACACATAGGGTACATCATATCATTCTTTTCACACTTGTAAGGCCATACCCCATCTGTTAATGATTTCCTAATCTTCTGCAGTTTCCTAAACACAGTTTCCATTAACGAATCAGTCAATGGATACTCTCTGTATATATGCAACCTCGGGTTAATCAGCCTCAACTGTGTAATGGTACCCACACTATGAGCAGATGAATACAATATCGCATAGAATGCCATCTCTAGGACAATCTGTTCCTCTTTCTTTTGAGATAGTGATTCTCCAGTCTTATACTCCACAATGGCAAGGTATTTCTCATCCCGATTCACCCAATCGATCCTATCAATTGTTCCAGTCATATGGAATATGGAAGAATCCAATTGCATTTCCATCTTATATGGTAACCATTCGTCGCCTCTACCAATTGCTTCTAATCTTTGCTTCCTATCAGACTCAAACCATAACCACCACTTGGCTGCTTGAACTTCCAATGGTATAAACTCCTCTGGTATCAGTTGGTGCCAATACTCTTGTGGCACCGCCTGCCCATACTCAAAGAAGGTATGAGCAAACTCATGGAACCTCGTACCCATCAACATTACAATGGATGGATCCTTATCCTGTCCAAGCACGAACTGTCTGTATGCCTGCTGGGGACAGAAGTTATAAGATGTCATCATTGACTTTCTTATTAGAAATGGCGAAGCACTTTCTCCATCTTGTTGGCTTAACTGTTGTGTCATGTGGATCTCCTTTTGTTTCTAATCTCATTGATACATATAGCATTGAAATAGCATCCTCAATACCTCTGATTGCTTTATTGGTATCCCGAATTATTGATCTAACACCCTCCTCATTGAATGGTGCGTCAACACTAATATCTATTAGCATTTGCATTCGACTACGAATATCCATACCTTTAGTATACATTCTATGATAAGTCTCGGGAGTTATTACATCCCCAGCAATTAATATTTCATATTCTTTAATAAATGCATTATATTCACTAGCCAGTCGGTTCAGGTATTCTTGTATCAATATTACCATCCTCCTCTGGATCAGGTAACCCAGCTAAGTCACAAGCCTCCTTCACCGAATGCAACATATCGGGTGTTAAGGCTCTATTAGCCCTATCATAGAATGGGGGTCTCATACTGGACACCCACCCTCCTCCGCTGGAGGTATCCTCGGTGCAATCATGAATGCCAATCTGTATCCCTCCTCAGTGGCCACAAGGAACCCCATTGGATAATCATTCGATATACCAATAGTGCAAGTATCAAATGTGGAAATGAAACTTTTAATGTTCTCTAAGTAATCCAATGACAGTGCAGTAATACAAGGCCCCTCAGATGCTCGGTTAATGGTAACCTCCTCTTCGGTATAAGTAACAACAATCGGATCTAATGTATTGGTGGTAGCAATATAGAATTGCTTGGTATCCCATTTAAACCATGTATACAACTGTCTCTCCTTTTTGGAAGTAGACACCATGACAGCTTTGAATCCTTCGACCAAATCGGTCACATCAAATGCCAAGGTGGCCTTCCAATCCAACTTAGGTGTGGATGGCTCTTTCTTAATAGTTCTCATATCCAAAGTGGTAATCTTATAGGTGGCTCTCTTTGATTCAATCACAACCTTATTACCATCCATACCTACCTTGATGGAAGCATCTGATATATTCTTCAAGGTAGCATACATCTTAGCGGTATCAATACCGAAGTCCCACTCGGTCTCAGTCACACAAGGTATAGCCATATCAGCCATCATTACATCTGCTGTATCAACCACCCGTGTAAACATCTTGTCCTTTTGTACATGTACAATAGCATCTGGACATATTGTACTTAGGATCTCAAAATACTTTCTCAATGCTTCAGTGCTAACCATTACTTCCATCTCAATCACCCAATATTGCTCGTCGGATTCTTCTATCAACATCATCTGATAATTCTCTCCAAGTTGTTGCAGTTGCAGCTTGACTATATATCTCTCGTGATATTAACTCATCGTGATACATACTAGACCTGCTCAATCTTGGCATGTAGTCAATATTTACTAATCCATCTACAGTCTGATGTTTTGCTAGGTACTCTATTACATTCTTCTGTCGTGCTTCTAATACATTAATATCACTTTCAAGAATTGCTTTTCGTTCCTCCAACTCCTTTACAATCTCTTGTAGGAACTTCACATCCAATGGATACCCAGCTGGCGTTATGTTTTTGATTCGATTCACCCTAACCACTTCCTAGGCCTAATCTCTTCCATCTTGATTGCTTCTTGGGTACTTGCATCACTGACATTTGTCCGGCTGGATCTATCCCCAAAATTGCATCGTGTTCACCATGTACTGTTGTACACTCTAATACAATAGACAACTGGCCCCTAGTAAGTATACCATACCCACTACCAAGTTCAGGTAGTAATCTATTGGTATGAGTCATATTATAATTAACAGCCAACACGGTATATATCACCCCGTTACACTCAATCTCAAAAGGTTCAATTAAATTAATTCTCGGTAATGGCATGGTATTACCTCTTGTGGATCTTTCTCCACCTACTTGACAATTCAACAGCTGGTGACACATTCGGTATACTGCTTACATCTGGTGCCGGTGGTGCTAATGTACACATTATTGTAATAGTTGTACCTACATCAACTGCATCACGATAAATTGATCCCATATGTTCCATTTCCACTACACGTCGATCTATTGACATATCTATAATTCGAACCCTATATATCATACCTTGATGTGTCTCTAGCTCGAATGGTTCAGTGTATCGAACTCTGGGATCTGGCATGGTATCACTTCTTATGAATTTTCTTCCACCGACTTTCTATATTCTGTCCAGCTATATCATCATACTCTATTATCTTCGATCGCATATGATTTGGAATTATACCAATTTCAATAGAGTAACTAGAATATATATCAAATGTATCATAAACTCCTTCAACCCCAACAATACGTAGTTGACGACCTGTTATAGGAGATATAGTCCCTAACACACAGGGTGTTAATGTTTTATGTATATCAAAACATACAATTATACCAGGACGTAATATAGGTATCTCACTATATCGTATCAATGCCATACTATTACTCCATCTTACCCACTAAAGGAGTGGGGAAGGGATTATCCACACATCCTCTTCTCGGAACGTGTGATCTTAATCCCATTATCCTCAAGGTACTTTCTAAACTCAGGTGTATCTAAGTCTCCATCCACCACAATGCCATCTGAGGTAAAAGCCATTAACCCAGCCTCCCCACATGCACTACGATGTAACAGATCCAAAGATACATCCCCAATTTGGATCTTAGTTTTTGAGTGCCTGGGCTTTGTTTGTGTTTGCACTCATGTCACCCTTGATCCGGACGTCCTTCTTCTTGACATCCACCCCATTATCCCTCATGTACTTGATCAGACGCTCAGTCTCAACCTGACACTCCCTACCCTTGTACCCAGAACAATCCACTACCATACCCCTGGGCGTAAATGTGATATCCATCTGACCATTCATATTAGTACCTCATTGCCCGCATCATTAGCTTACCCTGTTCAACAGACCTGATCTGATGCGAATACTTATTCCTGGACGTGTATACCTTTGCCAACGATGCCTGATAGAACACCTGGATCTGGTCAACAATCTTATTGTATGTCTCGGTACACCTGTAGGGATCGCCATTGATCTTCCAAGTATCAACCTTCAGTCGGAGAGACATATTCTCTTTCTGATAGACCTGAATAGGTTCATACTTGATCTTGATCTGGCCTGCGGTCTGATCATGTGAGAATGTCAGACCCTCAAACATACCCTGTAGCATCCCAAGTGCATCCAACAGGGCCTCGGTATTCTTCAACTTTACCGTTGTATCCATTTCCGTCATGTGTGACATATTCTCATACTCCATTCGGTTGCAACCTTGTCATCCCCAACCTGAGGAATCATCCAAGTTACACCAACTTATTTTTTATCCTTAAGATTCAAATTCTTCATTCGTCCCACTGATGCTTGTGCACCCTTAGCGAAAGCATCTGCACCCTTATTAGCAGGTCTTGCATTATCAGTAGCCCAGGATCTCTGTTCCTGAATTTCTTCCTTCTTCTGATCATGCATGGGTGTCATTAATAATGATTCCTTGATAATATCTTCGGTAGTTACTTCCCTGCCTTCATCTGCAAAGGCAGTCGACATAGCCTCCTTAATCATGATGCCCATTTCCCTACCAGAGTAATTCTCAGTAGCATCTGCCAATCCCTTTAGATCAAACTTTGAGGGGTCTCGACCTACACGCTTCAATAGGACGGAGAAGATCTCCTGTCGCTCCTCTGGATTGGGGAAGTCCACAAAGAAGATCATGTCGAATCTTTGTAAGAACTCCGCTTTCAACACTTGGGGATGATTGCATGTGGCGACCCTCAATATGGGTGCTTGATTCTCCTCAAAGTCATTCAATACAGTACCCAGGACCCTCATGGTTTCTTCATGGCCCTCTGAACCCCCTTGCCCTGAAGCGAACATTTTCTCGACTTCATCCCACCATAGGACACAAGGAGCCACAGCCCCTGCAATCTTCAAGGCTTGTTTAACTCGCCCAGATGATTCACCATACCATTTCGATAGTAAATCGGAAACGTCCATCCTTACCAATGGTACCCCAAGCTCTTTAGCAATAACCTTGGCCGACAGGGATTTACCTGTACCTGGAGGTCCCACTAATAGGATACCTTTTGCAGGTGGTAAGCCATATGCTTTTGCCTCATCAGTAAACCTACGTTTCAATTTCCACACATATATCTTGAGGTTGTCAAGACCCCCAATTGACTCCATAGTCTCATTGGGATCATAATACTCTAAGGTACCCATCTTTTTGACAATCTGTGCCTTCTCTGTCAAGATAATATGAGGGTTGATATTGAAGTTAACTGCACCCTTAGCAATGGTATTCTCAAACTCTGTGGTAATTAATCCAGCCCCAGCTCTTGCCAAATCCTTTAGGAACCCCTTATCCTTAGTCAGTGCAGTTGGATCAAACTTAGAATCCTGCATCATCTTAGCAGTTACCTTATCAGATGATTGCATCTCCCCTAAGTCCTTCAAGGCATCCAATACAATAGGAACCAGTTCATCCTCACCAGGCAAAGGAACCTCTACCAAAGTAATTACTTTCTGCAAGTCAACAGGTATCATCATATTAGGCATTACTAGAATGATTGTCTTCTTAGAATCAGCCTTACGTAATGATACATGGATATCACGCATCTTGCGTTGCACCGCAGGATCACCCATATAGGGATGTGGATCCTTGAACACATAGAGACCATTCTGTCGAAACTTTTCAGCCTCATTCATGGCAGCAATCAAATCGGTAGTATTATTGCCCACAGGCTTACCAGTATGATCCACCAAACCCTTAATGCATGTCCACTCGAAGTAACTATACTCCAAATCCTTTGCAATCTGTTCCAATGCTGCAACTAATCTCTCCTCATCATAGGTCTCACCTTCTATAATGGGGTAACCTGAATTGATCAATGTTTTAATCTCATCAAGACATTTCTTCATTAATACCACTCCTCCTTGATCAAATATCGATACGCTTGTTCAGATAAAACCTAGATGCGGTAACACCGTGTTGTCCTACATACTTCGCTCCGTTGATGCTGTGATATGGATTCTTAGCAGATTCGGTCTGCATAAAGACAATCTGTGCAATAGGCATACCTGTTCTTAAGATAATCGGTCTGGCATTCTCATTCGTCATCTCCAATGTGATATTACCCTTAAAGCCACAATCAACCCATCCTCCTGTCTGGTGTACAGTAAGCCCCAATCTGGCAAGTGATGACTTCCCTTCAATGACCGCGCATATGTTGTTAGGTAACTCAATCACTTCTAAGGTCTCTGCTAACAGAAAGGCACCCTTGGAAATTGTTACCTCGTGGTCCTGTATAGTCATTAAATCAGCTAACACAGAAGCTTCCTCATAGGGATCAATAGGTGTAGTACCAACATACGTGGCAAATGTATACCCTAATCTTACATCAATTGAATTGGGTTGAATAGCTCCATCAGCCAACGGTAATACCTTAAGCGTGCCCTGTTGGATCAGATTCTGTAGTTGCCAATCTACCAATACTGTCATTTGATCCCTCTACCAGTGTTAACCTCGATTCTGTTGTTGTAACGTAACAGTTATCATCCAGATGCTTGATCATAATAGCACCCTTAGGATGTATGTCTACAACCTCACCAACAAAATCTAGATTCAAATGAGGTATAACACACCTCACGTTATCACCCAGTTGCAATGTCATGATATCAATCCCCCTTTCAATCCTGCTCAGGTAACATTTGTGACCCCTCTGGTATCATCAGTTCCTTAGGCTTACAAGTCTTGAGATCTTCTTTAATCCACTCTCTAGGATCATTCCAAGCCTCAAACATCAATGGTAACTCATGCTGGTACTGTTTATCCTGGACATAAAGATTGATCCACCAGAAGATCCAACCCATGACTTCACGCCACTCCCTATCGGTACAATACTTGAATATGCAGAATTCCAACACCGGAAGGAACAATTGTTTTCTTCCTTCATCCTTCTCAAACATTAAGTAATAATTACGCATCTGCCTCAATACAATATTGTTAGGGTTAGCAAAGATCTTAGTGTCTGCCCAAAATTCATCATCGATATGTAATCTGGCAGCTTGTTTTGTCATCTCATTAACGATAGATTGTATCTCCGGGTTAATAGTAAATTCATCTGGCATTCCATTCACCTCTACACACTTTGCAATATTTCGCTTTCACATATCCACTCAGTATATCCACCTTATGACAAAATGTACAAATAAACTCGAGACATGGAAATCCACCCTGTCCTTTCATGGCAGGACAATATCCACCTTCACCACACTTATGTAAGCAAAAGTTAATCTGTTTATCCTGTTCATCTTGTGCCGCTAATTCAGCCATTCCTGACATCTTAATACCTCCTAATAAACACCACCGTGTCCTTTATCCCACAGAGTGCCTCTCCCACGTGGGAACCACCTCTTGGGATCGCCCACAGGTATGCCCAACCTCGAAACCTCATCGGTAGGCCATTCTCCCTGATGCTTCATAGAATATTGTACCCACCATACTAGCATCTGGTAGAAGATCTCTCGTTCCCTTATCTGTCTAATGGCATAGTTCCAGATAGCCATCTGTTGATCCACCCTATTAGCCCTTTTCTCATAGGTAAAGAACTCATCTCTCAATGCTTCTACCATAGCGATCCTGGCTTCTTTCCCAGCTGCCATGAACGTCGGAGCAATTTCAAAGACTCGCTTCTGTATCCAAAAGAACCTCTCATAGTACATATCATCAGCATGGTCCAGGGCGACTGCAAAGTTAGCTGCATTGCGGACTGCAATTCTCTCTGGTATTGATAGCTCCTTAAGGATCAACTGTTTATTCTCTTCAAGCATAGCATCTTTGGCCATGACAAACCACTTGGTAGATCCAACCATGCCATCCTTACCTTCTGTGAAATACTTCTTCCCAATCAGTAGATCCTTCAAGGCTGCTAACTCGGTTCTACCATACACTACATTCTGGAACAATGATTTCATAGCACCATGAAAGTGTTGACCTTCTTTAGTCCATGTCCATGCAGAGACCCTATGGGGGTCTTTATTTTTTTGTTTAAAGAACTTTATAGGCATTTAGTTTCCTCCATCTTGTTACTATCCTATCATCACATGTACCCTTGACAGTACACAATACCTTACCAAAGGTAATACAGTCAACCTCATATCTATCATAGTATGAGAATATAGGTGACATACTCTTTTTATTACTACAATCAATACACCTAACAGGACTTGGACAGATAGATACATCAAACCCTGATGGGATCTGTATCTTACACTTAGCTGTGTAACAATTAAATTCCCAGTCTATTAGATCTTCAGGCCACTTATGCTTTGGGACTACTTTCATGGGGCCACGTTGATCACATATCACACATCTCACATTAAGGTCAGTCTGATAATGATCTTTTAGATGTTTATTAGACCTATCATTACAGTAGTCATCTAAAGGTTTAGATATTACCAACTTAGGACATTGACACGGGAACCACTTATCAAAACACATATTAATATCTTCATCATTAGGATCGTTACATAGGTCCACCAAGTCATATCCATGTGTGATATCTTCATTCCTAAAGTACACCCGACCTACCATCTTACAGCGTACAATATATAATTCAATATCATCAGGCCTACCACCGGGTGAACTCATCTGTTTACAAGCTTCACACCATTGACAGTACCTATCTACCCCTGGGAGGGGAACCACTTGGATATGGTCTGCTGGTTGTTGATCATCTGGTCCCAATCCAAACCAATCGACTCGATCAGAGATTCCAACTTCTTTCTTATTATCGTGTTGGCCATCTTGTTCCAATCTATGTCGAACTTTGCTAATACGTCTATATCGGGGATGGTATCGTCTATGCATACAACATCATACGGTCTCCTACAATACAGTAACTTAGGCTTCTTATCCTGTCGGTAATTAATACCTAGCAACTCATGCCCATTCCTCATTCCTCTGACCCACGGCGATGCATAATTTTCCATCGAGTGAATGCCCTTCGGGATAGCCACCTCTTGCAAGCTAACTCGACCTTGTCGTATCTTTCTAAAAGTCTCAGCAACATCATTTGTAGCTTCTCTGGGGTCCCCTCCGGACAATACATTATATAGAAACGATTCCATACATCGTTTGGTAATTGGTGCTGTATCTGACCGTCGAATCTCCATACCAGTGACATCGAGTTTTCCGTCAACAGTGTGTCCGTCCTTCCAGACAAGTATTCCCGCATACCGTTTCTTAGCAGCCCCACCATCTCCATCGGATGATTTCTTAAATAACATTCTACGGTATAGCTTCTCAAATTTAAGACTCGGAGCGAGGTGTTCTTCGATTCCATGATCTTTAGCCCACACCCGAAGAGCCTTATTAAGCACTTCTTGCAATTGCAATCCTTCCTCCGCAGTTTTGATCGGGCTAGCCAACCCTGCATCCGTATCACCATACTCGACATGATACCCCGCTAATCGAATTTGTTTGTGCACTTCTTCAGCTATCTCCCTACCATACCGAGTGATCATGGCTGCTAATTCAGGTTTATACAACCTTGCACCTGTGAAAGCTAAGTACCCATAAAATGAATTGATAATATACTTCAATGACTGTTCTGATACCTTCATTTGAGAGCCGGCTTTCCCATCTAATTTAACCCGTCGCATCTCATCCCTAACGGCCATCAACTTGACAATTGTCTTAGGGATCATCTTATCGATGTCTGGACTAATCTGGAATGCAATAATAATCCCAGGATACATTGACTTTGTATCTAAGACACCTACATCTTCTTTCACACCAGGCGTGGGTTCTAATACCAATGCACCTGCGTAATCATGCACATCTGTTCTATGCTGCCTCGTGGGTATAGGTTTGATACCCTCATGCATCAGGTAATACTCAATGATCTTTGATCTGGTTAATGTGTCTTCAAACTTAATACCTACCAGACGTCTCAAGTTCTCATAGAAAGCAATGATACCACAACACTTATCAATACGCATCAATGCCTTGATATCATTCTTTGCATATGTAACAGCTGTTACCCAGTCTCCCTTTTCAATCAAAGAGCCAATCTGGTCACCATAATCCTGATACTCCATTATGGGTTCAGGTTCCTCCCCATGCTCAATAGCAGACTCGGCAGCCTTGGTGGTCTCATACTTCACGACATACTTTAAGTCGTAGGATTGACGTTGCCCTGACGGCTTGGACCAATCCTTATAATATACCATGTAATCAATTAACGTTCTGCCAGTCCACTTCTCATCGGTAGGTTGAGTGGACCACCTTGATACCTTTTGAATGTTAATACCTTGTCGGGATGCCCTTCTAACCAAGTATGGTATATCAAACCCCATTGAGTACCAACCAGTAATAATGTCAAAGTCATGTGCTTGTACATACTCTACAAACCCCGAAAACAATTCTTCCTCAGTAGCACACACCACCTGATCAGGATCAACTTGGGTACCTCCATTAGTAAACACTTTGATCTCTTCAGTGTATGAATCACCCACCTGTATAATCGTCACAGGGTACTTAGGATCATCCACTGAGGGCATAATGCCTTGCGGTGATGCCACTTCAATATCTAACCAGCATACTCGTGGCATCAACATGGGTACATCTACAGGTTGCATCTTCTCATCGAAGCCATAATATATCTTCTTATCAATGACATATCGCATATCAAAGACAATATCAGCTTCGAATGTTTGTTCATACCTACCACGTAACAAAGGAACATCAGAAGGTAGATCTACCTCAACCTTCTTAATCCTATCACCGTAACAGGATATATATTCTCCTTGTCCTCCGTCTTTAGCATAAAAGTAAGGTGTGAACCCAGTCACACCAAACCTTCTAAGCTCGGTAGGGTTATCAACATTGCGACCATATACCACCACAACCGCTTTACCGTTGCGTTTGGTCCAATGTGATTGTTCCCATACATACCGAGCCATCCCAACCATCTCCATGTTGTTATTTGTAACCATACTCCCAAGGGTCGTTAGCAAACGATCTCAGGAATTTAATATTCTCTAAGGTCTTCATTTTAATGGTATCAGAGATCGGACCTTCAAAGTCAGTTTCATACCTGGTGGATTGTGCCACACCTTTCTTTCCAGGTAATCTCTGTTTCTGCCATACCTCTTGTAGGTTGATCCGGTTCAATGCAGCAGTGGCAGCCATAGATGAATCGGTGGATGAGAATATGCAATTGCCTGAATACATTTCCAGGAGGTTATCCCACCCGAATGCATGGATGTACCTTTCATCTCCATCTAACTTCAAGAACTTAGCCAGGTCACCCCTATGATACCCCAACCGATATGAGAAGATCGATATGCCAAGTGCAAGCTCGTCATACTTCTTGATCATCTTGTATTGTTCAAGCATCTCATTTGGTTTCTCGTGAAGGATGCACATCAGGTTGATATTGTGACCAATACTACCAGATGACCCCAGCCCCTCCAGGATCTCAATTGTCATCCTTCCTGTTTCAACCCCATCATTGAGTTGTTCAGGTCCGACAACAAATACCTGCCTGGCCTTGATCTGTCGTGCCATCTGTAGCATATCATTAAATGGTACAGGCTTGTTGTTCTCATAGAGTGCATTATCCAAGATGACTGTATCCCAGACCCTACTGCAATAATATTCCCTGTAGGTAGGGTTCTCCCAATACTGCGCTAATACAAATACATCCTTGACCCCACTAAGATCCAGGACATCAAACATCCCAATGGGTAATATAGGCATATACTTCGTCATTATGTTCACTCCTTATGTAACTGGGTTATCTTTTGTTCAAGTTCATTAAGTCGTTTATCAATTGCATTAATCCGACTATCAATATCTTCAACAGCTTCCATTAGTATCATTTGTACTGATACCGGTCTTGCTACAACCGCTTTTGGAAAGTACTTCCCCATGATCATCCTTCCTTCATCTTTACAGTTAATTCTTTAATCAACGATTTCGTCAGGGCTGCATAAGCAATAATGTCATCCAGCTCTGCCATAGTATCCTCTGGACACTTACACGCTTCGGCCCTGATGGCCTTAATGGTAATCTGTGCCAAGGCCCTATTAAGACCTATCTCCAAGATTATATCCTTGTCATACTTGGATCCTTTCTGCTTTAACAAATCAACAATGTGTGCAACTTCATTTGAAGCAGCTTGTGTGCGTGTCTCTTGTGTCATATCTTCACCACGATGTCGCCCGTCCAGGTTTGATTCTTCTTTCGGGTAGTCTTGATCTGCTTGTTAATCTTTGTTAGATTGTCACCTGCTTGCTTCATTTCCTTGATGATAATATTAACAGTATCAGACGAGAATATATCACCTATCTTCAAGATGTGATGAGCTTCCTCCATAACTAGATGCACCTTAGGTTCACACCCACGCATCTCATTATAGAACCTAGGTACCTGATTCAGATACTTACTGGGTAACTTGTCTCTACCCAGAATACCCTTAGCATCATCAAACCGTAACATCGGTTGGTCATCAATAACAATCTTCGTAAACTTCAATTCAGCAATACTCATACCTTTACCTCCATTATATCTTTACACCTGTCTGCTTGAAGATATGTTCCTTAAATGTATCCCATGTTGGATTAGACATCGGAGCTGGTTCCCCAACCCCCCTAATAGGCATGAAGTACATAACCCGATCCATCCCTTCACGCTTCAATTCAGCAATACAATCGAACCAATGGTCCGTGGTTTTCTGTTGCGCGGCCTTGTCATGGCCCATATCAGCACCCTTCTTATCCACAGCTTCAGCCATCCTCACAGTCATAATGACATTCCAATCCGATTTCAGAATCATCCGTATGAACTTCATATACCGCTTGTTTGGCTTACCCCACTTGGTCCTCATCACCCTGCCAGCGATATCTTGATTCTCGGTAATACCCTCCATATCCTCAAGCCATTGAATCATCCAAGCCCACACATCAGAACCTGAATCAATTACAATGGTACCTCTTGCACCTGTAATCTCACCATGTGCAATTGCAGACGTAATCTGTTCAACACCATTCATTAGTTCATTCAAAGACCCCACTGGATCAAATACACTCTCGGTCTCGCTAATAGGTGTCTCTTGCATGACATCAAAGACATGGATCTGATCCAATACCCCATCATATTTGGGATTCTTGAGATTCTGTTCCACCGACGACTCAGTATCAATGATATAAATAGGCTTAGGTGCAGACAATGCAAACTCAGTCTTACCTACCTTGGATCTGCCCCCAACCTTAATCTTGAACCCTTTGGTAGGGTTCTGTCTTAACAGGGTGGCAGGTTTAAACCTATCCTTTAAGGACTTAGGTATCCCTACCACCTCACTAGATGGTTGTGCTTGTTTTAATGCCATTATAATACTCCTTACCCTATTGTAGGGTTACGCTACTAGGGTGGTTCCCGATCCACCCCAATAGCTACCGGTGATATATGAACTCCTTTGCATTCACTCAAGGTACCCAGTATTGTATCCCGATGTTGGATCGTTTGGTTATTTCTGGGTGTCCCACCAAGCGTTGGGACGATGCCACTCAAATGTCAATATATACATCCATGTTATTCTCATCGATTACCTTATTGAGGATGTCCCTCCGGATACGCTGTTTCCTGGCCTGCAATCTTTTCACAGTGCTCTCGACTGTATCCCCATCAGGTATGAATGATATCATATTATAATCAACATGTGACCACTTCTTGGTCCACCAATTCTGATCCATTACAATAATATGTTCAAATATCGGAATGTCAATCTCCACCCATACCCCAATAGATGTAGCCATGAAGGCTCCACCTTCCATTCTCACATTCTCATAATAGTGATCATGTGTGTGGTACACTTTGATTCTGCCATACTTCTTGGGTACCCTATCCCCAGGTTGATATGTGTCCAATAGACACCCAAGATCCTTGGTCTGGAATAATCCCTCCATGTAGTTGCCACATACAGGGCAGGACACATCACATTTAAAATAGTCATACATTCCCATTGGTAGGCCTCCTATATCCCCGACATGGTGTGATATCTCCAGTCTGATGCTTTACCATTTGTACTTTCGTCTGCATATCACTCATCGCCTTAACAAAACAGTCCTTACATATTCTCTTGTATCCTCTCTTAGTCTTGAACATCTTAGGTGGTAACCACCTATGACATTCCACGCAGTACCTATCTCGTTCACCATATGCCATAACGGGTATGTGGGAGTCGAACCCTTTCAAGCATGCTCATGTTCCCGAACCGACGGGCTATTATACCCAGATTCCGTTATCGCGTTGAATCGATGCGTCTCCGATCGAGATTGCGAACCTCTGTCATCGGAAAATGATTGAGGGGGAGTCGAACCCCTATCCCCCGATATGTTATATGACGTGATCTCAGTTGTATAAGAGCTCATATCCACATCAGTTATACATCTAAGTATAGGATTCCCGGATTCCCAACCAACCCATTTTATCCATAACGGGCGCATGCCTGGACTTACCTAAGGTAAGCGCAGGATAAGGTAATATCACTATTGGGACCTTTCGAACCGCACCAACCGTAAATTCGTTTCTCACCTATCGTTGGCTTCAGTGACTACGTCGCTTACTAGTAACCCATTGCGCTGGGAGGTAGGTTCTGCTTTAAGTGGTAACTACCTCTCGTCCACTCCCCCATTACTAGGGTATAGAGCTAGGCAGATTTGAACTGCCGCCACCAGATGTCTTCCAACCGTGGCACATCCTGTTCTCCAAGCCAGGGAAGCCGCCCCGAGCGTTGCTTGGTATCTACTCGGTTCATCGGTTGTCCAAAGTCTGGTATCCTTGACCGCTAGACAATAGCTCTGCGATACTTTATTGCCCCATAACAGGGCCATGGGTATGGTCGGATTCGAACCGACGTACCACTAAGGATCTGATTTTGAGTCAGACGCGTTTGACCACTCCGCCACACACCCTACGATACTTTAATACCCCAATAATAGGGGGTAATGATCTGGTGAGGAATTGAACCCCACATTAGATAACGCTGCTCACCCGGAAGGAGCATTGTCCTAGCTTTCCGTTAACCGACAGATCGTGCTAGAGTCTCTTTTTAAGACGCACACTCTAGTGATAGGCGTCTACCATACCGGAGTTGGTACAACTTTTCGATGTTGATGAACGCGTGCGCGGAGATTAATCTGGTAGCACGATAACCCAGAACCCCATTGTGGGGTCATGAGTGTACCCAGATTTGAACTGGGGAACCCCTATGGGCCTACCCTCTAAAGATAGTGCCTTTGGCCTGACTTGGCTATACACTCCGATTCTTTGCTACAACATCTTGTAGTGGATACTGATACTGTATCATTACACCTACAAATATAGCTAGTATAATTCCACATGCACCTATAT